AGTACCGAAGAATCAGGGTACAAACCAAAACCAAAAAAAGATAATGATGAGGAGCTAGATAACCTAGCTGAGCTTAAATCTTTTATTGAAATTAAATCAGAGCTTAAAGCCTATGATGATGAAGAAGATGAGAACAAAGAGTTTGGTCTATTTGAAGGTTACGGCTCTGTGTTTGGCAACAAAGACTTAGGCAATGATGTTATTGAGAAAGGTGCGTTTACTAAATCTCTTAGAAAAAGAAAGAACAAAGGTGTCAAACTTTTATATCAACACAAATCAGATATGCCTATTGGTGTATTTGACGAAGTAAAGGAAGATGACCACGGCTTAGTTGTAAAGGGCAGACTTGCTCTTAAAACTCAGGCAGGTGCAGAAGCCTACGAATTATTAAAAATGGGTGCTTTAGATGGTCTATCAATAGGCTTTAGAGTTAACCCTTCAGAAGTAACATATGATAAGCGTAATAACAAACGCATAATCAAAGAAGTAGATTTAATGGAAGTAAGCCTAGTAACTTTCCCGATGAACCCACAGGCAACTGTGATGTCGGTAAAAGGTGAACAGTATTCTATTAGGGAATGGGAAAAAGGATTGCGTGATGCTTTCAATTTGTCTCGTTCAGAATCAAAGGTTGCAGCAAAAGCTGTAACTGATTGTTTTGGTCAACGAGAGGTTGATTCAAGTCAAGAATTGGTAGATGCCATAAAGAACTTAACTTTAACCTTAAAATCTTAATAGGAGATAATTATGTCGGAAGATATAAAAAATGCTATTTCAGACCTTGGTCAAACTTTTGAAGAATTTAAAAAAGTAAATGACGATAGGCTTGAAAGCATAGAAAAAGGCGAAGGTACAGCATACGCAGAAGAAAAAATGACTAAGTTAGAAGCCAAAATGGATTCTTACGAGGACATGAATCAGAAGCTAACTACTGCTGAAGCCAACGCAGAAAACATCAAAAGCCAATTAGATGAGCTACGCACTGTAGTAACAAGACCCAATAGTGGTTTTGAATCTAAGCAGGTTGATGATTACCTAAACGCATTTGATCAATACTGCAGAAAAGGACTGGAAGGTCTTGATGTAGCTGAGAAGAAAGCACTTACAGTCAGCAATGACTCAACTGGCGGTTATTTAGCACCACCTGAATATGTGAGAGAGTTGTTGAAAACAATAACTGAAATGTCACCTATTCGTAGTATTTCTAGAATCAGAAGTACAAGTGCTAGAAGCGTTCAAGTACCAAAAAGAGAAGGCACTTTTGCTGCTCAATGGGTAGCTGAAAGCGGAACTAGAAGTGAGACTACAGGCTATAGAGTTGGATTAGAAGAACTACCTGCACACGAAATGTATGCATTGGTAGATATTTCTGAGCAAGACCTAGAGGACTCAGTCTTTAACCTAGAAGCTGAAATGCAATCAGAGTTCGCTACACAATTTGCTGTAGCTGAAGGAACTGCATTTGTTGTTGGCAATTCAGTAGGAAAACCTGAAGGCTTTATGTCTAATGGCTCTATTGGTAATGTTGACTCAGGTTCTAACACTGCATACGATGCTGACGATCTAATAACATTAGTTCACAGCGTTAAGCCTGATTATTCTAGAAACGGCACATTTGTTTTTAATAGAAACACTTTGGCTAACATTAGAAAACTCAAAGATGGCGCAGGACAATATGTATTCCAAGCATCAATGTCATTACAAGGTGGTGTGACAAACACTATTCTTGGACATCCGTATGTGGAAGCCGTAGACATGGTTAATGCAGCACAAGATGCATCACCTATTGCATTCGGAGACTTCAGAAGGGGTTATATGATTGTAGACAGAATAAACTTAGCTGTATTGCGTGATCCTTTCACACAAGCGACTACTGGTAATGTGCGATACATTGCTCGTAAGCGTGTTGGTGGACAGGTTATCATGCCTGAAGCTATTGTTAAATTAACCCAAAAAGCGTAAGGAGTAAATTATGAGAGATTTAGGAAATAATTTAAAATCAGTACAAGCATTAGCATCAGTTGTCCTAGCAGGAAACGGAGCTACTACTACTGGTACTGCTGTAGACCTTAAAGGCTTTAATGGTGCATATGTAAATGTTAATACTGGTATTGAGGGTGTTACTCTTGCTGCCAATTTATCAATCAGCTTTGTTTTACAACATTCTGATGATAATACTACCTATACAAATGCACTTGCAAAAGATGTTACTGACTCTGCTATCGGAACTACCGATGGTGTGTTTTTGATGTTAGATGCAAACGCTGAGACCCCATCAACTAATAGCATTGGCTACATTGGTGGAAAAAGGTATGTACGAACGAATATCGTATTTTTAGGTAATCATACGACTGGCACAGCCATGAGTATTGATGTTATCAAAGGATATGCAATTCATTCTGAAGGAGCAAGTACTGTTACTATAAGTTAATTATAGGGTACATTGGGGGGTGTAAAACCCCCCTCTTTATAGGAACAAAATTATGTCAAAACAATATAAAATCGTAAGACCAAAACCTTGCATTGTTGACGAAGCTACTCGTAAGTTAGAGTTGCAACCAGTAGGCACAATCATAGATGCTAATAGCGACTTGATGAAAGCTAACATGGAAAGATTTGAAAGCATGGGTTGGGCGATAGAATTAAAGATGGATTCACCTGAAGAAACCATTGAAGTAGAAGCAGAAGTCAAAGAAGTCAAAAGAGCTAGAAATGATAAAGGTCATTTAGTCGGTGATGATCAATCTACTCCTGATGTTAATGAAGCATGGGAAGGTGGAGAAGCGCCAAAGAAAACTGCAGTAAAAAAGAAAACTACTAAAAAGAAAAAGACAAAGAAAGCATCAGATTAAATTCTTTGTTATAGTTAAACGAGCAGACGCTCACACAATGGTAGATACCATGCAATTTATAGGAAGTTTTAATGAGTGCAGGTTATCATCATTTTATTATAGAGCAGGGCGCAACATTCGGTCAGACCCTAACTCTTAAAGACGCATCAAACACAGTTATTAATTTAACTGGATTCTCAGGCGCAATGTCTCTGAGAGAAAACCCCGATGCAGCAAGTTCAATACTAGATTTAACAACAGCTAATGGTCGCATGACTATGGGCGGTAGTGCAGGAACAGTTGTGCTTGCAGTAAGTGCTTCAGACACAAATGGCTTAACAGCATCAGACGGAGTGTTTGATTTAGAGATTACTAGTGGAGCAGGAATTGTAACAAGACTTATTGAAGGTACTTACAGCGTAAGGAGAAATATAACTAGATGAGTTCTGTAGATTCCATAACAATAAGCACAAATCAAACCACACAGGTAGAGATAACATCTACCACTGGTATAGCTGTAACAACTGTAGGCACACAAGGTCTAGCAGGACCAAGTGCAATCATGGCTCGTGGCATAGATCAGACCACAGCAACAGCAGGTAACAATGGTGCATTGCTTGTATACGATCATGGAAATGAGAAGTGGACAGCAACAAATACAACTGCAGGACAGCAACTTACACAATTAATCTATAACCTTAAAGTAGGAACAGGCGCAACTGTAACTGCGGTATTAGATCAAGACAATATGTCATCTAATAGTGCCACTGCTTTAGCTACACAACAAAGTATTAAAGCCTATGTAGATGCCGTTGCAACTGCTGCAGACTTAGACCTAACAGACGGAGACGGCAATAATCTATCTATAGACCTAGACTCACAAACTCTAGGCTTAATTGGTGGCAGTGGTATAAATAGTGCAATAACTAGCACTAACTTTACTTTTACAGTTGATTCAACAGTAGCAAGGCTCACACAAGCACAGACACTTACAAACAAGACATTAACTTCACCAGTCATTAATACATCTGTTTCAGGAACAGCAATTCTTGACGAAGATAATATGTCTAGCAACAGTGCTACCAAACTGGCTACCCAACAAAGTATTAAGGCGTATGTAGATTCACAAGTTGATACAGTAGACACACTTGCTGAAATCTTAGCCATAGGCAATACAACAAGTGGAACGAATATTATTGCTTCTACCACAGACAAGGTTCAGTTTAGAGATGCAGATATATTTATAAATTCATCTACAGACGGAACATTAGACCTAAGAGCAAACACAGAAATACAAATAACCTCTCCGTATATAGACCTTGCTGCATCTAATGTGAATGTAGACGGAACTATTGATGCTGTTGGGGTAGAGTTTAATACTCTATCAGGAACAGGCTCAGTAACAGTTACAGATATCGTTGATGAGGATAATATGTCCTCTAACAGTGCAACTAAGTTAGCCACTCAACAATCTATCAAGGCTTATGTTGACACGAAGATAACAGCAGAAGATTTAGACATAACAGACGGAAGTGCTAGTGGTTCTATAGATTTAGACTCAGAAGCATTGGGAATCTTAGGTGGCACTGGTGCTACTTCTACCCTAAGTGGTAATAACATAACTATTGCTATAGATAATACTGTAGCAACGCTTGTAGGAACGCAGACACTAACAAATAAGACCATTAATGTAGATAACAACACGGTATCTAATGTAGAGGTTGATAACTTTAAAGCATCAGCGATTGTTATTGAATCAGAGGGCATAGGGTCAAACGATAACGATACCACCCTACCAACAAGTGCTGCAGTCAAAGATTATGTTGACAGCAATATAACAGCACAAGATTTAGATGTTACAGACGGCTCTGCTACCATAGCCATTGACCTAGATAGCGAAACGCTTTCTTTATTAGGTGGAACAGGGATAGGTTCTTCAGCATCAGGTAATGGCGTTACTTTTGCCATTGACAATACAGTAGCAACATTAGTAGGTAGCCAAACACTAACCAATAAAACTATTGATGTAGATAATAATAC